ATTTCGCGACCCTCTTGCGGGTGGCCCGGGCCTCGTCCTTCTCGGGGTGGTCGTGTTCAACCACCTCGGCGAGCCCGCGGCGGACAAGCTCCGCGACATCGGATTCCGGGAAGTCGTGGACCTCGCCAATTTCCCGGATTGGCGGCGAACCGCCGGGAGACATGAACGTTGTCAACAGTCGCATTCTTGGCATCTTAGCCCCCTTTCATCAAGAAGACCCGGAGCGGTTTTGCCACTCCGGGTCTATCGAAGATCCCGAAGGAGGATTATTTGTAAGCGAGCTTTTTAATGGCGTCGCCATTCAAAACGCGGCTGTCGCAGAAGGCTTCGGCGAGGAAGCCAACCTGGTTGTTCAAGAAGTAGAGCTCAGTTGTGACCCGAAGCTCCACGGACTGAACATCCCGGATCATGAAAAAGGACTTCAGATCTCCGAAAACTGCACAAACCGTGCCGGTTCCCGTTCCACTCGCCATGGCATTCGACACCACGATGTCGTGGCCGAATAATTTCATGGGAGAGGTTGGGTTCATATAGTCAGTGACGAATGCCGGTTCCCCTTGGCTGGTCAGCCTGGCGGCATGCAAGGCAGCCAAAGTGGAGTCCGAAACTACGAAAACCCCGCCCTGACGGTAGATGGGATCGACCGAGTACATCAATCCCAAAAGATCGTTCACGGTCAAGGCGCCAGCGGCAGCCGTCTGGAGCGTCCCGGTGGCCCCGGTGACAACCCCCTGGGGTTCATTGGTCCCCGAGCCGACCAGGAACTTTTCCTCCTGCGATCTGCCAATGCGCGTCGCGAGGGCCTCTCCGACGATCTTGGCCAGGGGGATACCGGAATCCCTCAGCATCTCCTCGCTAATCTTGACAACGCCACTAACTACTTTGTAGCTGGACAATGTCAGGTTAGCGCTGGCGAATTCTGAGAGCGGCTTTGCGTCGCCTTCATTTATCCATTGGCCCTTCATGGCGTCAGCAACCACCGGCACTTCGATCTTGTGACCGGTGGAGGTGTTGAGGACGTTCGAGTACTGGCGAATGGGACAAATGTAGTTGACCTTGTTGATGTAGTTCGTGCTGAACTCGACAGGCACGAACTCCTTGCCCTTGCCGGCGGCCTGGGTGCTCATCGGGTCACCCGCGGCGCGGGTTTCCGAAAGGTTCACCGTGATGGACCGCTGGTTCAGGTCGAAGCCGACAGCCCGCGCCGCCTTGCGGTGGGCGTCGGTGCACTTGCCGGCGGCGTTCATGATCCAGCCGCGGAAGGCCATGGACCTGTTCGCCTCATAGGTGCGGTCGTTGTAGTCGCGCACATAGGCGGGAGCCCGCGGGGTCATCATCTTGGGAGCGGGTGGCAGCGAACGCACGGCCCCGGCCAGGTCCTCCTGCGCGATGGCGTCCGTCTCGGTGTCGGTGCTCTCGGAGTCCGCCTTGATCTCGTTTTCGAGGGTGGCGATCCGGGCGTCCAGTTGGCGGATGTCATCCACCGCTTTTGCAAGGACGGCGCTTTCGTCGGCTGACAAGCCGTCGCGCTTCGCCATCTCATCGGCCTGCGCCCACAGGGTGGCGCGCTGTTCTACCAAGCTGTTGAACTCACTGATACGGTCCATTTGAGAAACCTCGTGTTGGTTGATGTTCAAAACCATGCCGAAATCCTAACCAGACCTCCTGAAACCTCGCCAACGCAGCGCCAGGACTTCCAGATTCCGCCTGGCGCGCTCCATCTCCATCGCGTTTTTCAGGCTCCTGACGCCGATTTCCGTGGCCTGATAGGCGGGGAAAGTGACAATGGACACCTCGCTGACGCTGATTTCCTTCAGCGTCCGGCGGCGCAAATTGTCCGAAGGGTCGGCCGGCCCCCATGAATCGCCGCCGGGTGGCAGGGTGAACCCGAACGAGCACTGGCTGACATAGCCGCCGCGGACGAGGGTGAGGATATCCCGGCCGGTTGTGGTGTCCGGCACCGTCACCTCGATACGCAGGCCGATATCGTCCTCGTTCAGGGACAGCGTGCCGTTCGACCGGCGACCGATGACCTTGGCGGTGTCATGGTCCACCAGGGCCCGGACATCAAAACCGCTGGCCAGGCTCCTGGTGAAGGCCCCCGGATGGATCACCTCCCTGAAGCCGCCGAGGTTCTCACTCAGGCTGTTGAACTTGGCCGCGTAGCCGACCAGCGTGTTGCCGTCGCCGGCCTTGAACTCGCCGCCTAGTGTTCTGGTTTCAAGCATCGGAACGCCTCCCGTTGCGATTCACGCGTCACCATGCCGATGGTCCGGCGCTCGAATCCGCCGGCCGGCTTTGTCATCTCGGCGATGTCATCCACGGTGATGAACACCGCGGGCCTCGGCCCCCGGGCCCCGCCGAGGATCTCGATGTCGCCGTCCCATGGTTCGTTTTCCAAATGAATCAGCCCTCAAAAATGGCCGGCGGCGGGATCAACCAGCGCGGGGGTGGTGTCCGGCCTCAGGCATCACCCGCCGCCAGCGGCTCGTCGCCGACATTGTCGGCCTGGACCCCACCGTCCGCGGTGTCACCCGCCGGAGCGGTTGCCCCGGCCGATTGCAACCCACCGGAATTCAGCGGCGTCATGTTCACGGGGGACAGGAGCACATCGCCGCCTTCCATGGGCGGCATGTTCTCCATTTTCCGTATCTCGTTCGGGGTCAAAATTGACCAGTTTCTAGCTATTGAATAGGCTTTATATCTGGTGATAGTGTCGCCTCTCAGCATGCCTTCGAAGTTGCTTTCGAAGTAATGGTCCGTCTCGGCCGCCAGCAGGAACTTCCGGTTGGCCTCCTGCTCGACGCGGATGGCCCATGGACGCAGGCAGTCCTGGACAAACGCCAGGGATTCCTGCTCCGATGTCGCGTACCCGCCGCCCTGCACCTTCAGCTTGCTGGCGGGGATGCCGAAGATGCGGCACACCTCCAGAATCTGGAAGGTGCGAAGCTGGTCCAGTTGCTGGTCATTGGCGTTGCTGGAGACGGGGACAAACTGCATGCCTTCTTCGAGAATGGCGGTGCTGAACGACTTGTCCACGCCCCCGTGGAGGGCCTCCCAACTTTTGCGTAATCGCTGGCGTGCATCTTCAGGGATGCGCCCGGGATGTATAAGCAGACCCCCGGGCCTCGCGCCATTCTGGAACACCTTGGTCGCGTAGGTTTCCGCGGCGCTTGTGAGCTCCATGGAGCCCTCGCACGCCTTGGCCAGTCCCTGCCCCATGTAGCCACGCAGAACGAAAACATCGCAATCGGCGAGCACGGTCGCCTCGTCGAAGAACCCGGCGGACACCCGGTAGACCGGACTCTCGCCGTCCAGTCCTATGTCAGGCGTGACGTAATGGGCCGGGATGTGGTAAAGCTGCCACGGGTTGCCCATGCCGTCCCGCTTGATGTGCGCGTACCCGGCGCCGTAGACGATGGCATCCCTGACCAACATTTCCCGGAATGACAGGGAATTGGTGAACGGGTTGGGTCTGGCGAACAGCAGGGAACTTGGGTGGTCGTTGTCCCGGCTGCGCCCGTCCGCCCCGGACTTCTTGTACAGGTGGATCGGCAGCGAGGCTATCGACTCGGAGATGAGCCGGATGGCGGCGAACACGGACGGGATGGAAAGGTAGTCATCATCCGTCAGCGTGAACGGGTCGGAGTTCCAGGACTGGAGATCCCTGTAGATCTGAACACGGGGAGCCTTCCAGCCCCCAAACTTCAGGGACCGGAAGGCTGAACCGATGATTTGAATGAGGTTTACGGCCATGCCCAAAGGTTACCCTTTGGGCCTGACACCAGCGGTTTTGGAGGGATTAGGCGGCGAGGAAGGCGTCCAGGTCGATGCCGAGCTTGCGGCAAAGGCCACGGATGGACGACACGGCCAAGTCTGCTGAATTCCAGGATTCCGTCCATCCGTCAAATGGTTCGCGGAAAGCCCGCTTCCCAGTGAAAACGCCGCTGGATCGTAGGGTCCTCTTAATGACAAGTTCAAGCCTGGCGATGCCCCTCCCGTCACCTGCGGCGGAATCAACCAGCGACCAGCCGTTGTACTTGTGCTGGCGCAGCCTATGGGTGCCCTCGTTCATAACGCCAATCTTAAACTTGCCCGGAGCCTCAACCAGATAGATCACGCTGGGTGCCGTCTGGTCGAACCCGGTTTTTGCGCACGCAGGGCACCCGGACCCACAAAAAAGTCGCACTGTCGGCGCCATCCACTCGTGTCCATCCTTGCAGCGCCACCGCTGAACTTCCTTGCTGCCGGCCATGAGCGTGCTTGGATCACGGCCAACTAGCATTTCGGCAATGTGTGGGTGCGTAGTCGCCAAGCAATTGAACCCTGGCAACAGCTTCTTGTAGGCGCAGTAAGGACAGGTGGAATTCTTGAAGTGCCTATCCGAGCACTTGGCATGCCACTCATGACCCAAGGCGCAGCGCCACCTCAATTTCCTGGCGCTTCCGGCGGCAACGGTTGACGGGTCTGTACCAACAAGATCGCGGGCCAAGTCTGGCCTGACAGTCAACATGTCGT